GCTTTAATCGCCGCGATGGCCTTGCTGTGGCAGGACTATCAAACGTGGAAGCGCGGGGGCGAAAGTTTTATCGATTGGTCGAAATGGGAGCCAGGATTCAAAGCGGCCGGTGATGGTATTCGCTGGCTCAAAGATATGATCGAAGACATGGTTTACCGCGCTATCGCCGCAGCCGATCTTCTCGCGGCCGTGTGGAATCGTGATTGGAAACGGGTTAAATTTGCCGCCGGTGAATTTATTAGCGGTACGCGCAAAACTTACGGTGAGCGCCCGCAAGAAACCGCACCCCCACCCCAAACAGGTAATAAGCAAGCTGACGCAATGGCTTATTTCCAGGCGCAAGGTTGGACGCGGGAGCAAGCCGCTGGCATTGTTGCCAATATGAAGCAGGAAAGCGCTTTTAATCCCGCAGCCGTAGGTGATAGCGGCAAAGCTTACGGAATCATGCAATGGCACCCTGATCGACAAGCCGAGTTTGAGAAAAAGTTTGGGAAATCAATCAAAGGTTCGACTTTTGAGGATCAACTGGCTTTTATTCAGTATGAATTAACGCTTGGCAAAGAGCGTGCCGCCGGTGAACGTATACGACAAGCCCAAACGGGCCAGCAAGCCGCCGCCGTTGGTTCAAAATACTATCTGCGCCCCGGTGATGTTGAAGGTGAGCAAACTAAACGTGCCTCAATCGCAACGTCCATTCTCGGTGGTGTACCTGGTGCATCACAAGCCGCCGCCGGTGCAGGTGCAGGTCAAGTTGCCCAAAGTAACACAACAAACAATGTGGCCGGTAATCGTAGCGTCGAAACCCACATTGGTGAGGTTAAAGTGTATTCTGCCGCAACTGATGCGAATGGTATCGCTAAAGACATGGGTAAATCGATGGATTATCTATTTGCCTCACAAGCAAACTACGGGTTGATGTGATATGTCACTTATTCCTTTTCCGAATATTCCAAAAGTGCCGGGTGTACCTTCAATACCGCGTTCGCCCAATTTTCCACCCGCAGCTTCTGCCGCTTTAGGTTTGGTGCAAGGTTTACTGTGGCGAGTATTCCAGGTTCAAACGCGCTGGGGTATTTGGGATAGCACAGGCAAACCGCTTGGTGATCCGTCGATATTCGGCGGCATGTTTGGTAACGTTTTGGATGCGGCTGGTTTAGGTTCGACTTTATCGACCGGCTCTATTGATTATTCAAAAGAAACCCGCGTAAGTGATTTTCCTGTTGAGAGTGGTGGTTTTGCCAATTACAACAAAGTAGAAACGCCCGCCGCACCCGTTGTCACATTATGTTTGTCTGGTAGTGAAAATGACCGCCGCACGTTTTTGGATGCAATCGATGAGGCGTGCAAATCGACTGATCTTTATAGCGTAGTGACCCCAGAGGTTACATATGTTGATTATGCGATTGAGCGATATAACTATCAGCGCCGAAATAATCGCGGGGCGACTTTGCTTATTGTTGAAATTTCACTTAAAGAGATTCGTCAGATTTCGTCATTATTCACTTTGGCAACCGCTGCATTAGTTGATGCTCCTAAAAATATAGGCGCTTCGCCTCAAGCCGATACGGGTAAAGTGCAAGCGCAAACACCCTCAATATCGACATTAAAAAGCATTACTAACAAAATTCCGGCATTAGCTGGTTAAAAGCAATGCAAAATATACCAATACAGCCAATACCATCGCAACTTGTGAAAGTTGTGCTAGGTGGTCAAAACGTCCAAATTTTTATTTATCAAAAAGATCAAGGTCTTTTTGTTGATATAAATTCTGATGGTGTTGACATTGTTGTCGGTGTCATTGCGCGGGATGCCGTACCTATTATTTGCCGTGAGTATATGGGTTTCATTGGAAACATTCTTTTTGTTGATACTCAAGGTAGTTCTGATCCGACATATAGCGGTTTAGGTTCGCGTTTTTCATTAGTTTATTTAACGGCTGATGAATATGGCCTCATTTGAAACCAAAAAAGAATTACGTTTTGTCATTACATTAGAAACGGGGAAATTCGGTTCTAGTGATAGTGACCGTATTATTTTGCAAGGTTTCCGCGCCTCTGTTGAAATTGACAAAGCGGGTGGTATGCAAATGAGTACGTTACGCGCCAAAATTTATGGCGTGTCGCAATCCGACATGAATAGCGCAACCACTTTGCAATGGAAACCCGATCAATTTCTAAAAAATACGGTGGAAGTTTTCGCCATTGATGGTTTATCGGAAACTTTAGTTTTTGCTGGTAATATCATTAACGCTTGGGGTGATTACAAATCAATGCCCGATGTGTTTTTACAGATTCAAGCGCAGGCCGCATATCGAAACAAAATGCTTGCGGTAACTCCGCGTAGTTACAAAGGCAGCGTTGATGTGGCTAGTGTTATGTCTCAAATTGCTACAACGATGGGTCTAGTATTTGAAAACAATGGCGTTAACATAAAGCTTGCCGATGTTTACCTACCGAATACGGGGTTAGAACAGGCTATTGATTTAGCCCGCGCCGCTGGATGTGATTTGTATGTGGACGATAAAGTTTTAGCAATTACGCCGCCGAATGTGCCGCGAAAATCAATCATTCCTTTAATTACTTCTGAAAATGGTTTAGTTGGATATCCGACATTCGATGGCGTGGGTGTAAATTTTCAAACGCTATTTGATCCGTCAATTACTTTTGGTGGCGCTATTCGTCTAGTTAGTGAAATTGAACAAGCTAACGGTGAATGGATTGTTACTTCAGTTTCATATCATCTTGAATCAGAAAAGCCGGGCGGTGCGTGGTTTGCCACAATAAGGGGGAATGCTAATGGCCTCGCAATCACAGGGCGCTAATGGCGTACCCAACGGGCGACAGCGGCCGTCTACGACTTGGGGTGAGTTCAATAACCTGATATTTATGGTGCAGCAAACGCTGGCCAAGATGCAGACGGCCACGCTTGTGCGTATTGAAGCTTGCACAAACTCCGGCGGTCTTTCCCCGGTGGGTTATGTCGATATAACACCCCTAGTTAATCAATTGGACGGGCAAGGCAACCCGACACCACACGTTACAATTTATAACGTGCCTTATCTTCGCGTTCAAGGTGGTGGTAACGCGATAATCACTGATCCGCAAAAAGGGGATATCGGTATTGCCGTTTTTGCCTCCCGCGATATTTCCAAAGTTAAGGTTACAAAAAAACAAGGCAATCCAGGTAGCTTTAGGCAGTACAACTTTGCTGATGGTATGTATATCGGGGGTGCTCTTAATGGTACGCCCACGCAATATATTCAATTCAGCAGCGCCGGAATCCGTATTCATTCCCCGACTAAAGTAAAAATCGACGCGCCGACAATTACGCTAGATGCTGGGGTAATTGAGTTAAATGGTAGCACTTCCACCACTATCACCACGCCGACATTCACGGTAAACGGCGCAACCGTGCTGAACGGAACAATTTCGCAGACTGGCGGGGGCGCGGCCGACTTCTCCGGTTCAATGTCTGTAACCGGTGACGTGACAGCACAGGGCGTTAGCGTTCATAATCACGTTCATAAGGGCGTAACGCCTGGTGGCGGTAATTCGGGGACTCCTGTATGACGCAATACAACACACTTTTACTAGATAGAACCGCTTGGGATTTAGTTATTGATAGCGCGGGTAATATCGCCATGGCCTCACCGCCGTACGCACTAGCGCAGGATGTGGCTAGCGCGGTACGTCTATTTTTAGGCGAACTCTGGTATGACACGACAAAGGGTATTCCTTATTTTGAGGATGTACTCGGTCACTTGCCGCCCATGTCGTTATTGATTAGTTACATTGAAAAGGCCGCAAAGACCGTTCCCGGTGTAGTTACGGCGCAATGTATAATTTCAGCATTCACATCCCGTGAGGTTACGGGTCAAATCTTATTTATCGATGAAACGGGAGCGGCAAACAATGTCACTTTCTAGCGTTCCTAAAATCCAGTTTACTCAAGCTGGCCTAGTAATACCCGCCGAATCTGACGTTTTAGCGGGCGTACAAGGCGATATTAACGCCGCCTTTGGTGGTGGCCTCAATCCGGCGCTAGAAACGCCGCAGGGGCAGCTAGCGTCAAGCCAGGCGGCCGTTATTGGTGATAAGAACAATGAGTTTGCCTATTACACGAATCAGGTAGACCCGCAATATGCCGACGGTCGCTTTCAAGATGCCATCGGCCGCATTTATTTTCTGACGCGCAAACCTGCAACATCAACAGCAGTTGCAGTCACATTAACCGGCTTATCCGGTACGGTAGTTCCTGCTGGTACGCTGGCACAAGATACTGACGGTAATACTTACATCAATACCGGCGATGTGACGATTAGTGTAACGGGCACGGTAGGGGCGACATTTCAGAATGTTGAAACTGGCCCGATCCCATGTGCGGCCGGTACGCTGACAACGGTGTATCAGGCGATACCGGGATGGGATGCCATTACCAATGATGCTGACGGTATTATGGGTTCGGTAGTTGAAAGCCGTGCGGACTTTGAGTATCGCCGCAAAAATTCAGTCGCAATTAAAGCAACCGGTACGCCCGAATCCATTTATGCAACCGTGTACGATTTGCCGAATGTGCTGGATGTGTATGTCGTAGATAACCCCAAAAATATCACGGTCAATAAGGGTGTAACAAATTACCCCATGTCGCCGCACTCGGTATATGTGGCGGTTGTTGGCGGGATTGATGTTGATATTGCAGCAGCAATTTGGACAAAAAAGGATTTAGGATGCGATTACAACGGGAATACGTCCGTTGAAGTCAAAGATGAAAGTGGCTATAACTTTCCGCAACCAACATACATTGTCAATTTTGAGCGCCCGGATTCGTTGCCGATTAAGTTTGTTGTCAATATCGTTGATGATCCAAGTTTGCCTTCAAATATCGTAGAACTTGTCAAAGCTTCAATTGTTGCTCGTTTTAACGGGGCTGATGGTACAAACCGAGAACGTATCGGAGCATCAATATTTGCTAGTCGATATTATGCACCTGTATCTGCCGTAGCAACGAACGTTGCGGTAGTGTCAATTCTAATTGGTACGACTACTGCAACATTAACTAAAGTCGATGTGGGTATCGATCAGTCCCCGACATTAACGGCCTCTGATATCGTGGTGAATCTCGTATGATTAACGTTGAACAGACGATAATCAGCCAGTACGGTAATAGCGCGACTATTACGCAACTCGTTCGCAATATGAATGAGTATTTAGACCCGCGTGCCGATTTTGATGCGTTTTATAATTTCGTTTGGAACGTGGAAACTGCGCAAGGTTTTGGTTTGGATATCTGGGGGCGAATTGTCAACATTAAGCGCGAATTGCTCGTACCTGACACGCCAAATTATTTTGGTTTTAGCGATGCGCTCCCAGGCTCATTTCCTTTTGACGAACAGCCGTTTTATAGCGGCACAGAACCCTCAACGCAAACTTACCGGCTAGGCGACGATGCTTACCGCCAACTGATTTTAGTTAAGGCGCTGGCAAATATATCGGCCACAAACGCGCCGTCAATCAATCAGCTTTTGCAGAATCTTTTTGCGGGTCGCGGGCGGTGTTATGTCAACGATACCGGTGAAATGACGATGCGCTACACCTTTGAGTTTTTGTTAACACCCTATGAATTTGCGATTATGACGCAATCCGGCGCTTTACCACGTCCGGCTGGGGTGGATGCTACACTCATTACAACCAATATCCCTGTTTTTGGTTTTTCCGAAGCTGGCACAGGGTCAGCAGCCCCATTCGGTCAAGCCCCATTCATTCAAGAAGGTGCCATTCATGCAGCTAACTAACGCCCCTGGCAAACTTGTTTTGCCTTTTGCCCAAAGCGGTGCAAAAAATGAAATCCCCGTTGATTCGCAAATTGGCATTACTGCCGGTGCGGCTTCGTTAACTGACGGATTCCCTCCGCTTACTCGCACGCCATTAGCTGCNGGTGGTGTACCGCCGTCTGGTTTGGATATGAATGGCGTACTTTATGAATTATCAGCAATTATTCGCTGGGTTAATGCGGGCGCGGGTTTTGTTTATGACGCAACGTTTGCGACTGACGACAATGTGCAAGGCTACCCAAAGGGTGCGCGAGTTTTGCGGTCTGATGGTCTAGGTTACTGGTTTAATACCGCCGATGGCAATACGACTGATCCAGAAACCACGGGCGCGGCTGCGGCTGGTTGGGTTCCTGACTTTTCAACGGGTGTTTCGGCTATCACTATGACTAGCGCGAATATCACTTTGAACGAATTGCAGTACGGCAAACCGGTTATTGTGATTAGCGGTCTTTTGACTGCCAACCTCAATCTCATTTTTCCCAATATCATCGGGGAATGGGTTGTAATCAATAACACCACGGGCGCTTACAGTATTACTTGCAAAACTGCCGCCGGTACTGGCGTTGCTGTCAATTCGGTGCAAAAAGTTATTGGTGATGCGACAAATATCTATAGTACCGCAACCGATGCTATGGCTATGCTTACGGCTAACGTATCGGTGGCTAACGGTACCGCTGACGCACTAACGGCCACATTTACCCCGGCTCCGCGCCGTTGGGCTGACGGTGTACCTTATTTTGTACGCGCTGCAACTGCCAACGCGACAGCCACACCGACTTTTACGGCAAATAGTGGCGTATTGACTGCAAAAACCATCGTTAAGGGTAATAACTCAACGCTTGCTGCGGGTGACATTGCGGGCGCTGGCCATTGGTTAATGCTGCAATATGATGCCAGTCTGGATAAAGTCGTATTGCTTAACCCGGCCTATGGTATTACGGCCAATAATAACGCTGGTCTGTTCAAAAAAGCAGATTCAACGATTGTTGCATTTAGCAAAACGGGCGCTTTTACCGCTTCGACTTCACAACAATTGCGAATTGAAATTAACGGTACTGTACAAGTTATCGCGGCTTCTACCGCAATTACTATGCCCGGTAGCCCCGTGGCCGGTACTGATTACGCAATTTGGGCAAAACCTGACGGCTCACTTGAAGCAACAACTAACTTTAATTCCCCACCTGTTGCCAATTCGCGCAAAATCGGCGGCTTCCATTATGCGCCTGGCAGTAATGCTACGGCACAAGCTGGTGGTAATACCACGCCGCAAATTAACGAATACAGCTTTTGGGATTTGAAATTCCGTCCGGTCGCAACCGATCCGCGTGGCATGACGCTGATTGCGGGCGGTTATTGGATGGATATTTATTTGACCGGTGTTGATGCAATTACCAACGGTTCGAGTAAATATAACGTGGTGATGGCCGATGGCTCAAGCCCGCCAAAAGTACCTACGATGTTCGGTGGTTCGGGTTCAAGCACTTATGGCTCTTATACATGGTTTCAGGCCATGGAATTGGCTACCGCATTCGGTAAGCGTTGCCCTAGCCAACAAGAATTTATGTCGGCAGCTTATGGCACAACTGAAAATTCAAGTCTCGGTTCTGATCCGACCAATACTGTGCTTAATGCCGCCTACACGTCGAAGTGGGGCGTTATTCAAGCAACAGGCGTTCTGTGGGTTTGGGGTGACGATCGCGGCGGTGCGTACAATACCGGTGGTTGGAATAACAATACCGGCGGTCGTGGCCAGGAGTACAATGCACCTAACGCGGTGCTTTTTGGGGGCTACTGGACCAACGGGG